AACTTAAAATTACGCCGTGATAGCAAACCATATCCAACGCCTCAACTTGCCGCCTGCCGCAGCCGCCTGGCTGGCGGACGTCTGGGAAGCGTTTCAACTGCTAGACGACGTTGTAGACGGAGACAAACCAATCGAACGAGCGCGCTTGGATACCGGAATCTACATGCTTCTGGTACGATTGCCGAGCAACCCGTTTTACCTTGTCAACGCGCAGGCGCTGTCTACGATGCTGGCAAGTGCAGTCATGCGCTGGAAAGCCTCTGATGACGCTGAACGCGCCCGCAAGGCCGATGAGCGGTCGTTTGTATGGCGAGCAGGCTACTATGACGTTGTGTTGGAAGTTGTCCGTATTTGCCACGGGGCTGACGTTGCTATGACCGCCGCGCGAGACATTTTGTCGCTCTACGGCGAAACTTTTGAGGCGTACCGCCAGGAGTTCCCAAATGCCTGATCCAATAACCGCAATTGCCGGGGGCTCGATCGCCAGCGGTTTGCTTGGCGCAAGGGCGTCGCGCAGTGCAGCCAACACCCAAGCCGCTGCGGCTCGCGAAGGCATGGAGGCGCAAGAGCGCATGTTTGAGCGCCAACTTGAGACGCAAGCACCGTTTCGAGAAGCTGGGATCGAGGCGCAAAACATGCTCTTGCAAGAGCTGCGCAACCCGCAAACTTATCGCCCTTCCGCCGGGTTGTCAGCCGCTGAGCTAGCCGCTCAGCAGTACCAACCTACTGCGGGGCTGTCACCAGCAGAGATTGCGCGGATGCAATACACCGGCGTCACGCCGGGTCAGTTGGCGTCTGAGCAGTTTAATTTTGAAGCGGACCCTGGCTACGCATTCCGTTTGGCCGAAGGCATGAAGGCGCTTGAGCAAAGCGCAGCGGCACGCGGCAATCTGTTGTCGGGCGGCACCGGCAAAGCGCTTCAGCGATACGGCCAAGGGCTCGCGTCACAAGAATACCAAAACGCTTTTGCGCGGTTCCAAGCAGACCGCGCTGCAAGAGCGGCGTTGGCAGGGCAAGAGTACGGTCAGTTTGCCGATGATCTGTCGCGCCGCGCGGCGTTAGGCAATACAGAGTACGGTCGGTTTGCAAACGAACTAGCCCGGCGTCAAGGGCTTGGCGCTATGGAGTACGGTCAGTTTGCTGGTGAGCGCACCGCGCGCATGTTGCCGTTGATGCAGACCGCGCAAACCGGCCAAGGGCTTGCATCAAACATTGCGGGTCAGATGGGAAATCTTGGTGCTGCCCAAGCAAATGCCGCTGGACAGATCGGGGCGGCGCAAGCCTCCGGCACGATGGGCATGGCGAACGCGCTGTCGGGCGCAATTGGCACGGGCACCAATCTGTACATGCAAGACCGCATGCTGAACATGCTTGCCAACCGTCCGGCAACAATGTATGACTACGCAGGCCGCTACGGCCAAGGTATGCTCTAAGCACAAGGTGACGCAATGGCTACTCAACCGTTAGTCGCAATGGGATTCAAAGCCCCTGAGTTCGCATCCCCGCTGAACATGATGACGCAGGTCAGTCAGCTACAGGCGGCGCAAGATGCAAACGCGCTACGCCAACTGCAAGCGCAACAGTTGATGCGTGCGCAAGAGCAGGAAAACGCGCTGCGGTCGCGACTGTCGTCGGGAGCGCCGATGTCTTTTTCTGAGGCGGCAGCATTCGGCGCGCCGGGGCTACAGGCGTTGACGGCTCAGCGAGCGGAAATCGAAACGCAAGAGAAACGTCAAGCAGACAAGCTGCAAGACCTTGCAGAAGGGCTGATGTTTGTCCGCAAAGACCCGTCGCTAGAAAACTTTTCTGAGGCGTTTCGGCTGCTGAAGTCGCGCGGCTTAGACATGGGTTCGACAGCAGCAGAGATTATGCTGATGGGTCCAGAAGATCGTAAAAAAGCAGTCGATAGATTTATTGAAACCACGCCCGGCATGTCAAAGCGGCTGCTTGAGTTGGATAAAATCCGCACCGAAACCGAAGCCGCGCGAGTAAAAGGAGAAGCAGCAGCATCGCAAGCATCTACGGCAGCAGCTAAGTTGCCTTTCGAACGGCAGCGCGCAGAAGCGGCTATGATCTCTGCGCGTGCGGCAGCGGACAAACAAACAACTGAAAGAAAGACTGAACTGCAACGCCTGCAAGAACTGCGCGACAGTTTGCCGGTTGGCAGTGTGGAGCGCGCTGAAGTTGACAATGTTATCGACGCGCGAGGGCGTTCGGCTGCGCCGACGCTTACGGACATCGTTGATCCCGACGATCCTACTCGCATGCTGAAGGTTGATGCGCGGCTTTACACCGGCGGCGGCTTTACGGCGCCGGGCGTTGTAGGTATTGCCGGCAGAGAGCCGGCGGCAGGTAAGCGCGCAACAGAGCAAGCTACAGCGCGCAGTCAATTTCTTGACATTCTTGATACCTTGCAAGCAAATTTTGATGAGCTAAACCGACAGCGCGCTATCCCAAGCGAACAGCGCGGTGCGGTTAGTAACGTCCTGTCGTCTATTGAAGCTAGCGGTCCTGGTCAAGTTGCTGGCCGTGCAGTAGGCGCTAAAGCGCAATCTTTGCGCGATGAGATTAAATCATCGCGCATGGCGTTAATGTCTGCGCTCAAAAAGATTACTGGAAAGTCCGCGTCAGAACTCAACTCGAACGTAGAACTGCGGCTAAACTTGGACGCCATATCCGACCCGTCGCAAAGCTATGAAGCGGCAACAAAGATTCTTGAGAATCTAAAACAGTTTTACGCGCAAGAGCCTGCGCCGACGCCAGCGCCCGGTGGTCGGCCCGGCGTTACAGACCGCCGCAGCAGCAGTAGCACGACGCGCGGCACAGCGCCGTCGGAAGTCCCCGCGTTTCGCACTGTGCACGAAGCTGAAGCGGCAAATCTGCCCAAAGGCACACGGATTACTGTCGGCGGTAGACCAGCAGAGGTGAACTAATCATGGGCGTTAGATTCCTTGATGAACAGCCGCAGCCGAGCAAGATTCGCTTCTTAGATGAACCCGCGCCGTCTGCCGCGCGTCTGTCCACCGCTGAAGCAATTCCTTTCATTTCGCCCGAAGCGCGCGCGTCCATTGCGCAGGCCGAACGCAACATACGCGGCGGTATTGTAGAAGGGTTGGGCAGCATCGGCTCTACGGCCATGCGCCCGTTTGAAAGCGCTGCTGAGAACGCACGCCGTCGCGCGCTGATTGAGCAGTTTTCAACCGAAGTGCTGGGCGCCGAGCCAGACGCCACAGGTCGCACAGTTGGCCGCGTCGGCACTCAAATCGCAGGCACTGCGGGCCTTGGTCCCGCGCTGGGAGTAGGCGCCGCTCGAGCTGGTTTGCCAGGCTTGGCAAGAGCGCTTGAGACTGGCGGTTTTGTTGGCCCGTCACTACCCGCACGCATAGGCGCGGGCGCTGCCGTAGGCGGCGGTGCTGCGGCTATGACTGGCGAAGACATCGAAACAGGGGCTGGCATTGGTGCCGTTGCCGGGCCTGCGTTAAGCGGTCTTATTAAGGCAGGTGCGAGAGGTACCGGCGCCGCAATGGACGTACTTAGCATGGGGCTGCCCCAACGCCGCGCGGTTAATGTGCTGCGGGAGGCGATTGGCGAGCAGAACATGCCAAACGCTATGGCAGCTCTCCGCGCAGCCGGCACCGGAATCCCTGACGAGGCGCTTGTTGGCGTGTCGCGGCCCGCGTTTATTTCGCTGGTTGACCTCGCGGCCAAGAAAGACCTAGACAACACCGTCAACGCGCTACGGCGTTTGCAAGGCGAAGACCAACTTAATGAGCTTGCGCGTCTTGCGGGCGGCATCACACAAACCGAAGCCCGTGCGACCCGCGAGGCTACGAAACAGGACTTGCGTGCGCGAACCGCGCCGATGCGCGAGCAGGCGTTGAGTGACGCCGGGTTGGCAGGGAAGTATGCACCTGGGCTTGAGACTGATGTGTCACGTTTCCAAGGCGCCGCTACTGGCAAGGTCGAAGATGTTCGCATGCTAGAGCGCGCAAAGACTACCGCCAAAGCACGCGCAGGTGAAGAAGCCGCGCAGCCGCAAGTTCTTATGGGCCAGCGCCCCGATCGCAGCGAACGGCTAATGCAGATGGCTGACAACGCCGAAAACTACGCGGCAAAATCGGCTGATGAATCGCTGCTGTTTGGTGACGCGGCGCGTTTTGCCAAGTACCAATTGGACAGTTTAGAGGCCGAAGGGCTTAAGCCGCTGCGCCCGGCTGACTTTATCGGCAAGGTCAAAGAACTTGGCAAGATTGACGAGATGGCCGGCAACGACCAATTCGAGGCCGCGCTTGGGAAGGTTATCCGCGACATTGATAAATGGACAAAGGCCGGCGGAATCATTTCTCCCGACGCGCTGTACGCGCTGCGCAAGAACTCTGTCAACAGTGCCATCGAGACTTTGTTCAAAGACCCAGACTCCCCCGCAGCCCGTCAGGTGGCAGCGGGCGTCTTGTCTCGCATCAAACCCATCATCGACGACGCCATCGAGGCGGCTGGCGGTAAAGGTTGGCGCAGCTATCTGGACGCTTTCGAGTCTGGCATGACTGAAGTCAACCAGCAGAAGCTGGCGGCCAAAGCGCTCGACTTGTTTAAGCGTTCGCCGGATGAGTACGTGCGCTTGGTGCGCGGTGACAATCCGAAAGAGATCGAGAAGGTGTTCGGCGTCGGCAACTACGACATCGTTAAAGAGATGGGTGCCAAGTACCCGACGCTTAACAAGCTGGCGGAAGGCATCGAACGGCGCGGTGCGATTGAGACGGCGATCGGTGAAGGCCGCGAGCCAATCGAAGGCATCTTGCAGCGCAACAAAGGCATGTTTAGATTGCCGGCGTTCTTTGACCCAACGGTGACCGCCAGCAATCGCATTTTGACGATCTTGGGTGCAAAAGCAGACGTCAAGACAATGGACGTCATCATCAAGTCGTTGCGCAGCAATGAGGACTTGCTCAAAGCGCTTGAGAAAGTTCCCGCAGTTCAGCGCAACAAGGTGCTAAAGGCGTTGTCAGACGACAGGTCGTGGATTCCTACCGGCTCCGCAGTGACAGCAGGAGCGGCAGTCTCTGGAGCAGAGTGATGGCATCAGCAAACGAAGTGGAGGCTCGCTTGAACACGCATGAAGCAGTGTGCGCAGAACGATGGACTGAGACGATCCTGCGCATCAAGCGGCTGGAGCATATCTTGATCGGCACTGCGGGTGCGATCATCATGCTACTTTTGGGGCTTGTGTTAAAGGTGTGACATGCTGGACCCAATCAGTCTGTTGGCGACTGCGACTGCCGTCTTCAACGGGCTGAAGAAGGCGGTTGAGATTGGCCGAGAAGCCGAGGATGTCTTCGGCCAGCTCGGCAAATGGGCCGGCGCCGTCAGCGACCTGCAAGAGTGGATGAACGGGCAGCAGAACACCAAGCCCCCGCTGTTCAAAAAGCTCACCTTCTCAAAGTCTGCGACCGTCGAGGCGTTTGACGCCTACGCCGCCCAGGTCAAGATCAGGGAGATGGAAAAGACGCTGTACCACTGGTTCCACTACGGGCCGTTGCAGCATCTAGGCCGTGACGGCTACGTCGAGTTTGTACAGATGCGCCGGCGCATCAAAGAGCAGCGCGAGAAGATGGTTTACGAACAAATCAGGCGGCGCAAGAAGTTCATCAAAAATGCAAGCGATGCAGGTTTGATACTTGTCACTGTCGGTCTAGGTGGGATCATTCTGTTCCACATCGTCATGTTCATCGTCGACAGGTGGCCCAAATGAATTACATCTTTGGCATCATCGTCTTGCTCATCGCTGTCTTGATGTTAGCTCTTGCGGAGGTAGCGCGCTGATGGCCCCGATCATTGCAGGTATCGTTTCTACTCTTATCCAGAACAACCTGCCCAAGGTCGCGCAAGCGGTCGTGGACAAGGGGCTTGACTACGTTCAAGAGAAGACGGGCGTTGAACTCAAGCCTGACATGAACGCCGAGGACATCACGCGCCTGCGCGAGCGCGCGATGCAGCATGAAGAGTTCATGGTCGAGCAGGCGAACAAGAACACGGCAGACGCCCGCGCGATGCAGATCGCGGCGCTCATCAACGGTAACGGCATCAGCAAGTCGTTCGTTTACGTGCTGGCGACCTTCTGGTCTATTGTCGCAGCCGGCTACATCTTTCTGATCACGATGGTAAAGATTCCGGCTGACAACGTGCGCTTTGCCGACACGGTGCTAGGCTTCATCTTGGCGACCGTGGTCGCAACGATCTTGAACTTCTTCTTTGGAAGCAGCGCCGGTAGCAAGGCCAAACAAGATACGATTGAGAGCAAGAAATGAAAGAGAACTGGGAGCGGGCGCTGGCGGCTGTCCTGCATCACGAAGGGGGTTTCGTTCACCACAAGGACGACCCAGGGGGCATCACCAACCACGGCTGCACCAAGGCGACGTGGGAGAAGTGGTGCGGGCATCCGGTGACCGAACAGGACATGCGCGATCTGACGCCCGAGGACGTAGCGCCGCTCTATAAGGAACGCTATTGGGACAAGGTGCGCGCCGACGATCTGCCGGCGGGCGTTGACTACGTGGTCTTCGATACCGCCATCAACTCAGGCCCAGGCCGCGCGGCCAAGCTCCTGCAAGAAGTGATCGGCGTGACGCCGGATGGCGCGATCGGCCCCATGACGCTGAAGGCCGTCGCTGCCATGCCGGCGGCGGACGTCATCAACAAGTTCCAAGACAATCGTCTTGTCTATTTTCAGACGCTACCCACTTGGCCCACGTTTGGTCGGGGCTGGGCGAGGCGCGTCGAAGAAGGTCGGGCTGCGGCACTACAGATGTCTCAATGAGCTTGTTGATATACCACTGAGCCTTCCGCAAGTCCTCAACGCCGTTCTTCTGTTTCCAGCGCCACAGGTACTTGATGGCGTTGGCGGTACAAACCGCGTCCAACCCTTCCAGCCCTGCGGTCGCTGACGCGAGCGCGTCAATGCACTCGACCCCGCCGCGTGTGTAGTGCGGCGGGTGGTTCACCATGTCTACCATTTTGCTTCTCCTAAATCAATCATCATATCCTCTGGCGTGGGGGTAGGAGGTGGGCCGCTTGGGCGGATCAGGTGTGTCGGAAACGGCCACTGCGGGCGGGTGTCGGACGATGGACCAGAATTGTTGCTGTCGGATTGCGACGTGCTGCGCAATGTTGGCTTGCTCAAGTTTGATGAGGGCATTTCGTACTCCACTTTCGGACACTAAGAAACGTGCGCTTAATTGTTGCACGCTAACTGGTGACTTGTGCGTGCGCAAGTAGCGCTCAACCTTCTCGACTAACGTCATCTTGGATTACCAGTTGATTGCGAAGCATGCGCTTCAAGTTCAGATAGCCTTCGCTGTAATCGATCATCGCCCTACCTCTGAGATACGGGTTAGTTCTTTGGCCTTGGCCCACTTGGCCTGGTACTCAGGCAACTCCGACGGCGGCACCCAACCGTGACGGCGCCACGTCTTGGTGACGTCGGTTGCCACGCCTATGGCGTAGAGCACGTCGCGCGCTTCAAGAGATCCAGCCGCTCCCGGGTAGTGCGTAACGCTGCTGCCCGCATATGCATACGCTCGATCAATGACACCCGTTTCTTGCCAGCCAACTCTGCTTCGATCAGTTCCCATAGTTCACTCTCCGTTAGTTGATTAAGCCTTCGTTGAAGTTCGCGCCAATTCACATCGTTTCTCCAGTTTTGCAATCTCCGCAAGCACCCGGTTGAGCGCGCGTTGGGCGGCGTTGAACTCCCGCTGCCGTATACGCGCCTCGGCCCGAGCGGCCTTGAGTTTCTCGTTCCATCGATTCATTTGAGCGCCTCTAGTGCCATATCAGATACCTCTCGTTTCTCATGTAAAGCCTTCCAAATCGTCTCATCGACCGTGCCCTCGGTCGTGAGCACGTAGTTCAGCACGTCATGGCGCTGGCCGCCTCGGTGCAGCCGACCGACCGCCTGTTCGTAGAGCTCCAGCGACCACGGCAGCGACATCCACACCATGCGGGATTGCCCTTGCAGGTTGAGCCCATGCCCGGCAGACGCAGGGTGGACCGCCAGCATCTCGATCTGCCCCGCGTTCCACCGCGCAATCGAGTCGTCGTTGGTGAGCGTCTGCAAGCGCGGAAAGCGCGCCTGTAGCCCGGCCAGCTCCGCCTTAAACTGATACCAGACGAGCATGGGCGCACGCTGGTTCTCGGCGTGCAGGTCCGCGACCGCATCGAGCTTGTGGTCTGACAGCCAGACGGTTTGTCGGGCCGTGTCGTAGACAAACCCCGCGCTCATCTGTTGGAGCTTGGACGTCACCGCAGCCGCGTTGGCGGCGATGACCTCGGCGTTAGGGTAGATGAGCGCCATCTCGCGTTTCAACGTCTTGTAGGGCTCCATAGGCATCTGGAGCTTGATCGGTAGCGTGTGCAGCGGCGGTAGCGTGTCGCGGTACTCATGCGACTCCAGCACATACGTCCACGGACGGATGCGCTGCATGACCGCATCGAGCGCGCCTAATAGCGGCACGTAGTCGCCGAAGTCGCGGTTGATGCAGTGGAAGTATTGCTGCAAGAAAGCGCCCTTGCTGCGGCCAAGCATGGTCTGATCGACGATCTTGCACTGACCGAAGACGTCTTCGAGGCCGTTGGACGTGAAGCTGCCGGTCAGCCCCCACCGGATCTGCATGGGCTCGATGACCTTGTGGAGCGCCTTGAACCGTTTGCCTGACGGGTTCTTGAGTCGCGTCAGCTCGTCGAACACGACCGCATCGAAGTTGAGCTTTTGCTCCGACAGCCATAGCAAGTTGTCGTAGTTGGTCACGACCACTGGCGCGCCAGACGCAAGCGCTCGCGCCCGTTGCGCGGGCGAGCCGACGGCGACTGCGACCTCAAGACCTGGCGCCCAGAGCGCGGTTTCTGCCGGCCAGACCGACTGCGCGACCCGCAGCGGCGCGAGCACAAGAAAGCGCTTGGCGTGCCGCTCGTCCAGCATCGCTTTCATGGCCGTGAGCGCGGTCGCGGTCTTGCCTGCGCCAACCCACGCCAGGATCATCGCGCGGTCGTTGGCGAACAAGAAGTCTGCGGCCTCGTCTTGGTAGGGTCTAAGCCGCATTTTTTTCTTTCAGTTTTTCCTCAACCAATATCAGCAACAACGAAGAATTCGTTACACCTGTATACGACGCCCGATCAAGCAAATCTGTTGCTTCTCGATCCGTAAGCCCAATCCATTGACGCGCCACAGAGATTGGCTCTGAGACCTCCCCGACACGGATGTAGCAACCGGCTGGGTCGATCTTGAGAGGCTGCTCAATGGCAGCGCGGAGGTTATCCATTGCTGCGTCGATCTCACCCGGCAGAGCGATAGCGTTCTCGCCAATGCTGAGTTGATTGATTTGCTCCAGCACTTCCAGCGCCTGCTTCATTGCTTCGATGCTCATTTCTCACCTCGTGCTCGGATTGCTTCAGCAAACATCACGCCGTAAAACGGCTCGGTTTCCAAACACAACTGAGCACACGCCTCTCGTTCGGCCTTGACTGCCTCCCGCATCGCAACACACGCAGGGCGCTGACACTCAGCATGGCAGGTGTGGATGCTGTCGTAGTACAGGTGCTGCTCAATTAGCTTGGCAAAGCGTTCAAGTTGGGCCGGGTAAGGATCTCGACCAACGATCCAAACGTTAGCCTCCCGCGCCATGCGGATGATGTCGTCTCGGTTCATTTCGCACCACGCTGTTCGGCTTCCATCTCGCGCAAGTCCATCGCCACGTCTGCGACGCCGTGCCAGTCGCATCGTGCGATCATCACTTGCAGGTACTGAATCAAAATTGCTCGCTGTTCTTCGTAGCTCACGATTGCATCTCCTTGATAAGATCGTCGACGTCCTCCTTGGACCAGACGATTGAAATGTTTTGTTGCAGCCTCACCATCTCGGCAGCGAAGATGTTCTGCAATGTCGACAGGCGACCACCGTCTTTCTTCACCTCAACGAACCACACCACGCCTTGCGGCAGCACCACCAACCTGTCCGCCACGCCACGGTTCGAGGGCGAGACAAACTTGTAGGCCACGCCACCGATGTCCTTCACCCGGCGCACCAGGTATCTCTCTATGTCGCGCTCTAAAATTTTTGATCTCCCGCATGTTTCAAAGTTTAGACCGTTGCAAACTTCAAAGCAATGGTATACCATGCGGTTTCCGTTAGTCAACTCTAGGAGATTGAAGTGAACTTGATGGACCAGAACAAACAAGTCTCGCTATACGAGCAGGCCGCGTATGAACTGCGCGGTATCGTCTACGTGCCGCACTACCGAAACAGCGACATCTTCGTCGGCCCCGGCTACCCGCGCCACAACGTGACGCGCTACTCGGCTGAAGAGCTGATGCTGATGGGAGCCAAGCCGCGCGTCGAGTTCCTGTGGTCGCGCGGCACAAGCGGTCGCGTTGATGCGAGGAACCCATGAGCCATTCTAAAATCGTAGGCGGCTCGACCGCCGAGCGCGTGATCAACTGCCCAGGCAGTGTGGCGCTTAGCGCCACGATGCCGCCGCAGGTCGAGAATGACGCCATGCGCGAGGGCACGCGCCTGCATGAGCTGGTGGCTGAAGTGTTGAACGAGCGGATCGACTCGCGCTCGATTGACGACGAGAAGGTGCTGGACGCGCTTGATCTGTTCGACAACCAGTTTGACCCGAAGGCCGAAGCACTGTTCGACGTCGAGGCGCGGCTGGCGTTCCCGTGGGACAAGACGATCTTCGGTACTGCTGACGTGATTGGCTGCTTGAGCAAGACCAAGGGCTTCGTCATGGACTTCAAGTTCGGCGACAACTATCAGGTCGACGCCGAAGAGAACGCCCAGCTAATGTTCTACGCCGCAGCGGCGCTTGAGAGCGGTCACTGGTCCATGCAAGGCCGCACGGACGTCGAGCTGGTCATCATCCAGCCGCCGTACATCCGACGCTGGATG